ATATTAGCACTATCCGTTGTCGCATTCAACCACGGTGCCCTTCCCTCATACATCCTGGACCACAACTCAATGAAAGCACTACTTCGTCCACTCATGGCAAAATCAATCTGCTCATTGCCAAGGACTTTCCGCAATGCTTCATACATTTTCGTATAATTCATATATCATCACCCATATTTAATAAGCTGACCCATTCGCCGCTCTATTGTGTACTCAAAACTATCTAATGAGTCAATATCACTGGTTCCATCATCCAACCGGACATTCTTTGTCAGTTCTTTTGGATCCCATACCGCTGTACACAGCGCATTCACCAGACTGTCACATTCTCCATCCATGTAAAAGAAACGTCCCTGCGCCATTAAGATCATCACCACATTGATCCGGTCATTGATCGGCGCTTTTAGGGCATTTTCAACCCGGATCCAGCTAAGGCCGTTCTTCCTCAGGCTGCTTCGGATTCCTGCGATCAACGTCTGTTCTGCACTATCTGCATTTACTACGGTTACATACCCATATCTACCAAGGATCCGCCGGACAAAATTGCAGAACATCGTCCCCAGCATCTCCGGATCAATCTCGATCTGATTTCCAGCTTCATCCTTGCATCCAATCCATTCAGATGCGAGGGCGATCACATTATGATATCCTCTGGTGATTGCCGTGGCCGTGAAAGAATGTCCGGATCCACTGCCGCCAAAGTCAATACCAAGATTGATTTCCATAAGGTCCGTTGGCTTTCCCTGCAAGCAGAAAGTTCCAAGCTTAGCATGAATGGCATCTGCAAAACGGCGGTAAATCAAGCCAGTAGCGATCACCCTCACGCCCTTAATGTCCCGAAGATACCAGATGGAATTTTTATCATACCGGCTTTCAATCTCGCGAAGACGTTCCTTGCTGATATTGATGTTGTCATAGATGGTACAGTGCATATAATTGTACCCGCCCAGAAACTCTCCTGCCTCCTGCTGCTTCTGGTATCGGTCAATGTACTGCGTGTAAATCGGCGCTCGTGGATTGTCTGGGTTGAGATCCCAGAATATTTTCAAACGTTTTGCCGCTAACTGGCGGTTGAATGCTTCCTTTATGGTATTATCATGATGCAGGTTAATCTCTGTTGCGATCCACATGCCGTAGGAATTTCCTCGTATCTTCTTATAGCTGTCTTCTTTGGCACCACCCGCAAAGATAACAATTCTTTCTTTTCCGCCCGTTGATGGACCTTTGATAAACAGCGCTTCATTGCCTTTGTACTTTCCCCAATGGCACTGACCGCGAAATATGAACTCCAATCCCAGGCCATTGCAGACGCCAATGTTCAACTTCGCATTAGCCATCGTGGATCCAGTTGCCAGATGAATCATATCCGGTGTGGTTTTCAATTCATGGGCAAAGGCAAATACATTGTCTACTGTCTTTCCGGCACGTACCGCACCTTCAGCCACATTGTATGAACATTTTTCACATGCCCGAATGTATGCCTTATGCTTCTCTGAAAAACGGAACTCCAGGGTTTTCTTCTTAGAGGTTCTCTTCGCCACTGCCATAGATCTCACCCTCTATCTCTTCCAGATCTTCTATTTCCTGGCCTTGTCCTGTCAGCTTCATTTCTGCCAGATCAAGCCTTTTCATCTCAATCTCCAGTCTGGCATCATCCACACCATACCGATGCAATGCATCAATAGCCGCCTGTTTTCTCGCCTGGACGCGGGTCAAGGCATCCTCGATGTTCTGGATCTGCCCCAGCTTCCCGCGATATTCCAGAAGATCTGTTTCTTTGTCTTTCTCGATTCCTTTCCGGTGTCCTACCGCAGTCATACCAGTTTCATCACCAGACGCTACTCCGGAATCATCCAAGGACTTCCGCAACAGATCAATCCGTTTTAGCATCCTCCGTTCCCGAACCGTAAGCAACTGGATCTCCTGCATGAGGAGTTTCTGCTTGTCCTCCGGAACTGTCTGTGTCAGGCGTTGCTCCTCCGGATCCAGGCAATCAAAAAGGAGAGTCTCAAACTCTCCCGTAGTAACTGCTTTCTTATTTCCCGGTGGCCCGCCGGAACTGTTCTTGTTCCCTGGCTGAGCGCCACGCTTTCTTTTTTTCGAACGTTCGCTTTTCTTATCCGAACGTTCGCTTTCCCATCTATGAGTAGATTTCCAACGGCGAACCGTCCCTTCTGGCAGATTTAGTTGACTTGCAATCTCAACTAACTTTGCACCTTGAAGGTACATGGCCTTCGCCTGTTCAATTCTCGGATCCGGCGCTCTGGCCATGGTATCACCTCGCATTCGTCGGTTTTGGGTATAAGAAAAGAGCCACGCGGTGGTGGCTCCGGTTGTGTACTCTTATCTCCTTTGAAAATAAATGTATCCAAAGCGTCTGTTGCAATAATCGATCAAGCGATTATAATACTTTGAATGAAGAATAAGCTACCGTCTTTCGCAAGTGACTATTTTCATTCTTGATTATCTTCTTTAAAAAGTTCCAGGACACGTGTAGCTGCATGAAAATTAAACAACTCAAATATATTAAATATAAAACTCTTCACCTCCAACAATGTTACGAAAGAAATATAGAAAAATACACATATCCCACACCATGCTATAATTTCATTTAAAAATATGTCCTCAAACAAATTATAGTTTTCTGGTATACTTGATAAAACTAATAACAATAAAACACTGACTACAATGCAAAGAAACTGCATCATCATCGTTTTTGCAAATAATTCATTAGACTCCTGTAATTTACTCTTCTGTTCTTTATCTATTAGTGCCGTACTATTTATCATTCTTACAAGCATTTCTTTTCCAATCAAGGCTTGAAAAAGAGCATATCCAGTAAATACTATTCCAAACAATGCCAGCGCAATATCATTCATTAACTGAACGCCTTCTCTAAATATTGTAACTGTGTTTTCAGAAGTAGCCATCATATACGCAGGAATTACGCCAAATACAAAAGCTGTTATATACTTTCCCTTTTCTTTCCATTTTGGCCAAAACATTTTAATAGCGACGCACATAATACGATTAGATGATAATGGCTTAAGTAATTTTTCGACGTTATCTAGTTTTATCTCCACCATTCTCCCTTCTTTCCAGAATTACTTTTTAGGCAAAAATTTTATAATTTTACTTTTATGCTCATTATAAATTTCTTGATTACCTCTACTCGTATAAGAAATGCTTTGTATTTCTTTACCCTTACTAATAACCTGATCCATCTCCACGACATTTTCTCCTGGAAATTCAATATCCATTTTTTCAGATATCTGATCCTCCTTAATTGTTCCTTTCGTTTTATCTGCGTATTCCACATCGATAATTGGTTTTACTGTTCCGGCAGATTGTTCAACAATATTTATTATTCCAGAAATTGATTTTGGAGACCTAAGCATTAGCTCACCATTTTTTGCATTAGCCGCACTACGTAAATCCTTAATCAAATCTCCAAACATTTCTCCAAATTCCTGATCTCCATTCAGCGGATAAAAACGTAAAGTCAACTTAGTAACCTTAGATACCTGCTTTAACGCGTCTTCAATACTGCTTCTCATCGGAAGACCAACTATATTAATACTTGGATATGGTAAATATTTGCTTTTATCGCCAACATCATGATTGTAATTTCTAATATATTCAGCAAATACATGTTTTGTCAGACCAGAAAAACTCTTTATATTTGGACTTCCCTTCTGATTCAACACATACACCATTCTATGATTTTTTAAATATATAGCAAAAGTCGAATATGGAGCTGAAGGATATTTTTCATCTTTCTCAATCAAGTTTCCCTTCTCATCAACATCTGATTTGACTTCCAAAACCGTTTTCTTTACAACATATCCAACTAATACATATTCCCCTTCACTATCTTCTACGACTTCAACATTCATAAAGAATAATTCCGCGTCTTTATTATCTTTTTTTATGCCACTTTGAAATGCTGGTACCACAATCGAATCAAAATACTTCAGCAACGGCGCCTCATCTTTTTCTTCAAGGAACACTACATTAAAATTAGCTACATTTACTTTCTTCTGGCTCATATCCGACTCTCCAATCCGACATTTTTCTTCATTATACCACATGCCGTACTGGAAATTCCTACCAAATATGCAACTTCGTTTTTGTATGCTTTTTTTCTGTTATATTCTGGCTAATTTTTCGTTATTGTTCTTACATTGTAGAACATGTGTTCGAAAAAGTCAATGTATACACAACAAAAAGACACCCTCTTTCAAGGATGCCTTCATGCACCTGGAATGTCTGGATGGAGAACCCTTAAACCAGGCAAATCGGAACGGAAGGACTCGAACCCCCGCCACGCTGGATATAAGCCAGCTGCTCTGACCGACTGAGCTACGTTCCGAAAGGGGTTGGCGGCGGGCTTCTGCTGACCCGCCGTCTTTGTAAGGAGATTTTTATCAGATAACCATATCTGCGTATCGCATGATAACATATTACCATTTTAAAACCGGACATTGTGGGACATTTTTAATTTTTCT